ATCTGCCCTCCAATTACTTCTCTTTAAAACTACTGCACTACTATACCCCGTATTTAAAGTAAAATCAGATATCCTAACAACACACCAATTACCATCTCTTTGATATATTGTTGCACCTAAACTTTCTAGAATGTTTTGCAAAACATCTTGCATATTCATAGAATTAGATTCACCATTTAAGAATGTTTGATGATGAACTCTCGTATCATTTACGAAAGTTGTTGATAAATTTGTTGTCTCATCATTAGTTATTTTAACGTAATAATAAACATCATTAAGCACCCCTGTATTATAAATACATTTTTCTAAAACATCTGTAAGATTATGATATCCGTACCTATCATTAAATAAATTAGATGTTGCTTGAAAGACATCTAAACTATCAAAATATGGTATATCCTTTAATAAATGTAATCCATCATATGCTCTCATTTTAATCACATATGGAGGTGAGGCAAATGGCTCTGAAGTTAATTGTGTTCCTATCCAACCTTGCCAAAATAGATTATTATTCTTATATAAATAAACCTTAAATGAGTCATTTTCAGAAATAAACAATTCAGAAAAATCATCAGATAAACTTTCTTTATAAAATGAAATATCTAAATAGCTTGATCTAAGTGGAGATAAAATGTCATCTTGGACTAGGTTGTAATTAAGTTGTATTGGACTACCATTCCCCTTTAATGTCACTTCTGCGTCTGTTAAAACAAGAACATTGTAAGCAAATTGATAACCTATAACATCTATTGTTGTTAATCCCACGGTAGATGTTGTATATCCACCGTTTTCACCAACGTAATATGTTTCATTAACGCTTGTGGGGTTTTCAAAAACTCCACTAATTAAAATTTGCCCCGATCCACCTTGATTGATTCCCGTATTAGCTATACCAATATGTGGCATTAAGGAACTAGTAGATGCTTTTGCCCTAACAACAACACCCGAGGCGACATAAACTACGGGATCACCTATACTAATATTCTCACTAGCGGTAACAGTTTCATAAACATTATCAGCAGTTGAAGTTGAATATTTTTTAAATATTTCAAGTCTATAATCATTGAACTCTCCTTCAATTACATCATCAAACTCTAATGTGTATTTTTTTTGATAATAACTCATATTTTATCCTCCTATTGTTCCTTGAAATCTATTTGTTCTATTAATTGCCGTTACCAAATCATTACCAGCTAATCTAAATACTTGCTCTCCTTGGATAGCCTCTAGCATAGCACTAAACCCACCTTTTGCTCCACTTCGGTTTGCCCCACCACCCGTAGCTTGTTCTCTTGCGTGTGCTTTATTTTTTACTTTCTGCAATTGCCCCTTACCTAATGCTATTAAAGCACTACCACCAGCAATCATAAGTAACGCTGGACCAATATTACCCTCTCCCAAACTCTGTATTCCTTTATTAAGTAATAAAGCACCCGTTCCTAAACTAACCATAGCTTGTCCTAATCCAATCATTATACCAGCAAAAGCAGCTTTTGTTTTTTCTTTTTGCTCATCCTTGCCAATAGTATTATCGGGGGGTGTTAATATTTGAGACCAAATTTGTGCCACCGCATCTGTTATTGGTCTTAATACATCAATCCATAATAAAAGGTCTTCTTTTACTTTAGCAGTACCCTTACCTAATTCTTCTTTAGAAGTAGTAAGACTTTTAGCAATCATTTTAGATTTTTCTGCCATTAGTTCATTAAAATTCTTTTCTTGTTGAGCAGACGTACCTAAACCAAGAAGAACACCTATGTTGTCTTTTGACTCAGCATCAGACATAACATGACCCGTTTTTAAATCAACTTCTTTACTACTTATATCAACACTACCTTTTAATAATTTAGCTGGTACTTCTTGTAATCGTCTTGTTAATTCAGATATAGCAGCTACACGTTTCTCTAAGACCGCAACATCTTCATCACTTTGACCAGTTAATTCTTTTTGGTTTTCTGCTAGTCTTAATTTAGCTTTCTCTAGTTCTAATAACTTTTCTAATTGTGGTACAGATAATTTTGCATTTTTTACAAATTCTTCATCCAGCTTTGATTCATCCTCTTTTAATTTTAAGTAGTTTTTTTGATCCATTAAAAACTGATCTCTTACTTTCTTTTCTTCTTTAAGTTGATCAGATATTATTTTTTCTATTTTTGCTTTATCATCACCAAGTATATTTGATGCTACTCTTAAAGATTTCGTGTCTTCTTCAAAAAGATTAGCTTGTTCTATTAAACTATTAATCTCGTCAAGCCTTAATGTTAATGATGCTAATTCTTCTAATTGTTTTTCATCTAAAATCCGTAATCTTTGATCTTCTACATTTTCAAGTTCACTTCTTAAACCAACATTTTTCTTATCTTCTTGATTTTCTTTTGTAACGGTAGTTAATTCTATCTTTTTTTGTATAACATCATCTTTACCAAAGGCTTTATTTACTTTATCAAGAACTGCATCTGCTTCTTCTTGTATTTCAGCATCACTAGAACCAAAGAATTTTTGTGCTCCTTCTAATAATTTATTAATAATTTTAACCGCTTTTGTTACCGCTGGAATAAAATATTCACCTATTGATTCGGAAAAATTTATAAATTCTCCTTCTAATTGCTTTATTTGACCTTGATATGTGTCCAAACCCCTTGTAGCATCCCCTAATATGCCAGCATCTGTCATAGACCTCATTATTATGTTTAGTCTAGCTTGGGTTTTTATTACTTCATTAGTGTTTTGCACCGTTGATTTTAAACCCATTCGATACAATTCTAATTGTAAAGCTGATTGTTTTAAGTTAATACCAAATTGATCTAAAACTTCGGGAGAACCAGCCAATGCAGACAAAAATCTTTTTTGTGCATTTGAATCTGCTATACCAAAAAATGAGGCTAAATCTAAAGACAATGTCTGCATTTTAACAGACATATTAGCAGCCTCTTTACTTACAAAACCTAATCCACTAAAAAATGCATTAAAAGAAACCGCTCCTTTTTTAAGTTGTGTCTCATTTCTATTAAGTGAGTCAGCTAACTTACCTAACTCAGTTTCAACAGAACTAGATATTCCAGCAAATGACCTAGAAAAACTACGCTCAACATTTTCCATCTCACCAGCAGCATCTGCAAATTGTTTTCCTAATTGAAATATTTGTTGACCAACAAAAGCAGTTGAAAAAGCACCAATAGTTCTGTTTAATGTCTTAAAACCCGATTGTACTTTCTTTATTCCTTTCTGAAATTGTTCTGCTCTGAGTCCTACCCATATTGATAATTTATTGTCTCCTAATGCCATAACACAAATTTAACTAATATTATATAGGTAATTTTACTGCCTTGCCAATAATAGATTTTATCTCTTCGTGAGTAGGTAGAGGGGTTTTCTTTTCGTCAGCATTGTCGTGAGGAAGTTTAAATAGGTCTTTTGGAGATATTCTTTTCTTGTTACCAAAAGAGCAATTGATAGTCAAAGTAGCTAAGTACCTTGTTCTATCCCAATGCTGATTATGATTATGAACCCATGACTCAATAGACCTTAAAAAGTCTGACCAAGTCATGTTCCAAAAGATGTCGGGAGATATTCCTAGAGTACCAATTGCTTGGTCTAGTATATCATCCCATGTAACTAATTTTTTTTTGAATCGCTTTTGTTGGATTCTACAACATTTCTAGATAATCCGTTGTTCTTGTCGTTCTTTAAATCTCTAGAACCTATCATTGTATTCATCACTTTTGCGGAATCATCCTCTGATATATCCATTGCCCAATCGTAGAACTCATGAATAGTGTAATCTACAGAAACACTACTCTTCTCATCATATGCCACGCATCCAGCATACAATAGCCAACAGAATGCTTTAGCTTGTTTTTTACCATTAAAGGCTTCTTCTATTTGAGATAATTCAACATCCATACCTTCACAAAATATTGCATAAGTATTCATATTGAAGACTAGTCCTCTTTTTTTTCCACCAATGTCTATTAGACAAGTGCCTCTGTGTTTGTTTGTTGCCATAAAATTATTGTTTAATTAATGATTTAAGGTGTTGCAAATGTTGGAGGATTTGAAGTTCCTAAAGCAAGTACTCCACTTCCAACTAGATTACCACTAAAACTAACCGGTTGTTCTACCTCTGCACTTTGGTCTAAAGAACTTATGTATGCGAAACCATACCAAAAGTTACCTCCTTGTCCCCAAGCTACTTTTAGTTTTGCTCTTTGAGAAAAATATGTCCACAAGGTAAGTATACCCGTATTAGTTTGAGCAGTACCCGATGCTTCTGCGGTAAGTGAAAGATCAACCATACTTTCAAAGTCTATACTCCAACTCTTCTGACCACCGATTACTTCAGTCCATCCCTCACTTGACTTTGTAGATATATCGGGGTTTTCTCCCGAAATAGATAAACTTGAAGACTTTGATAATGCTACAGCTATCCAAGTATCAGCAGTTGCGGATGCATCGTTATTAGGTACATATAAAGTTAGTTCAGTTCCGTTGATTACACTCATTTTTTAATATTTTACTCAAAGATAAATAAAAAAAAGAATATTATTACTCAGTAACCCCCGTAATATTAAAATCTGCGTTATAAGAGAGAACATCCTCATTGTTTGCTATTACCTCATATTGATTAACATAGCAATATCCACTAAAATAAGCAACTCCATCACTTACTAAATCAAACTTTAATTTAGTTCTTTCTATTAGGTATTGGTCTAAAACAGATGAAACGCTTTGTATTTTAGGAGCATTCTCCCAATTAATATTATAAGAATCCCAATAATGATTTGTTTCTTCCCAAAAAAGACCTTCTGATTTAATCTCTAATAATCCATCAGCAGAAAAACTACCCGATCTTATTCCCATCATTATATCCCTCCATCCCGAATGGGCAGTCTGATATAAAGTTTGATCCCAAGTGAAATTAGATGACTCCCAATTTGTATTTGCAGCCTCCCAATAGTAACTAGTATCAGATGATACTATGATCGGTATTTTAGTAGATATGTCATGCGTTTCACCACTAAATGATATATTATTGGATTTTGAAAGTAGAAGTTGATCGTCATCAAGATATAAAACAAATAAACTTCCATTAAGCATTACTTATCACATTTGACTCAAACACTAATATTTTAGTAAAATATTCGTATTGCCCATCATCATCATCTAAATACCGTTGGGTGGTCTGTTTAAATATATACATTGTGTCAGCACCAAAATCTGATGTAGCATTTCTAACTCTTATCTGTTGGAGTATTAAATTGGATATATCATCGCAATCATCTTGCCCTCCATAGTTTAATGGGTATTTGGTGTGTACTTGGACTTGTACCTCATACACACCCCCAAATCTATCTTTCAACGGATCGTCAACCAATCCCGTTGCTTGTACAACAATGAAGGGATATGTAGTTTGGTCTGTAGCTTTAGCCACTACGGGGACTGCACTAGCATCATAGATTATATTATCATCTAATAACCCATAAATATATGCCCTTACATCTTTAGTACTATCATTCATATTCTTCTAAACCGTCTAGATATTGATCAAAGAGAACCAAAAAACTTGGCTTTATTCTAAGATGCTTTATATCTTTTATGTTGATTTTATCCTTAATTACACTAAACTCATCTGATTTAGCATAGAAGTCGTTTAAATCCTTATTTACAGAGGCTATAACGTCTTCGTTTGTCTCGGATAGTGTTAGTGTACCATTCTCCTCTAAAGTGCCGTAAACCTCAAGCATTTGCTTCTTAGCATCCACCATTGACTGCGAA